TTTTAAAATGGACTATACCATTGTTCGTGATGTGTATCGACGATCGGGTACGCTGTCAGCTGTCAAGGGGCAGGCTAGTGGTGGCACAGGATTTACATACACTGACGACTACATAGAAAACGGTGCCACAGGAGTCACCTTGATTGCTGCTGCCGACGGCGCCAATGTGCGGGTTTCCTATTCTTCAACCAATACGGTTTCGGGCACAATCAATTATTCAATAACCAATCTCGGTTGATGTGGCCTTCCACCTTTGAGCAACGGCTTGAGAGTTGGTCACAACTCCGGGCCCAGGCTGCCCAGGCTGATTCTGAATTGGCCCTGTGCCTGATCAACGCCTGGTGGTTTTGTGCCCCATGGCGTGCTTACCATTTGCACTGGGATGACCGGCCCACCTGGCCAGATCCTTGGCAATTATTGAGCGACAACATGTACTGCGGTCTTGCTCGCGGACTAGGAATCGTGTATACTATAGCTATGCTAGATCGTGTAGACCTACAGGATTCCTATTTGGTAGACACTGGTAGTGACAATTTAGTCCTGGTAGACAAAATGAAATATATACTTAATTGGGACGCTGAACAAGTGTTAAATATCAACCCAGGACCCTACAAAGTCTATCACAGTGTTAGTCAGCAAGAAATAAAACAACAAATTAAATAATAATGAAAACAATCATAGTACAAAAGCGCAATGGTCTTCGCGAGCCCTTGGCACTGGAAAAATGGCAAACACAAATTGCAAAAGTGTGCGCAGGTATTGCAGACGTTAGTCAAAGCATGGTAGAAATCAAGGCACAATTGCATTTTTATGATGGTATTACCACCAGAGAAATTGATGGCATTACTCTTAGAGCAATTGTAGACTTGATCGATGTAGAATCAAATCCCGGTGTTGGGCACACCAACTATCAGTTTGTGGCTGGCAAGCAACGACTCAGCATGTTGAGAAAAGATGTTTATGGCACCTACACACCTCCTCACCTGTATGACATTGTAAAGACCAATGTGGCCACAGGCCTGTACACACCTGAGCTATTAGAGTGGTACACCCAAGATGACTGGAACCGCATGAATGACATGCTGGACCATGCCAAGGACGAACAATACAGCTATGCAGCCATAGAGCAGTTGATTGAAAAGTACCTGGTAAAAAATCGCTCAACAGGACAAATCTATGAAACTCCACAAATTAGATACATGGTCGCGGCCGCTACTGTATTTCACTCAGAAGAACCGAACACAGCGAGAATGCGCTACATCAAAGAGTACTACAATGCGGCTAGTGATGGCCTGTTTACTCTTGCTACTCCTGTTCTTGCTGGACTCGGTACTCCTACAAAGCAATTTTCGAGTTGTGTTCTTATACGCAGCGATGATGACCTGGATAGTATATTTGCTTCAGGGGAAATGATGGCCAAGTATGCTAGCAAACGTGCAGGCATTGGTTTAGAAATTGGTCGATTACGTCCATTGGGTAGCCCTATTCGCGGTGGAGAGATCATGCACACTGGCATGATTCCGTTCCTGAAAAAATGGTTTGGTGATTTACGTTCATGTTCGCAAGGAGGTATACGCAATGCAAGTGCCACAGTGTTTTATCCAATTTGGCATCACCAGTTTGATGACCTTATTGTGCTCAAAAACAATCAAGGTACAGAAGAAACTCGAGTGCGACACATGGACTACGGTGTGGTCTTATCCGCCTTTTTCTGGAGACGATTTAAAAACAAACAAGACATAACATTCTTTGATCCCAATCAAGTTCCGGATCTTTATCAGGCATTCTACAGCAACACTGAACTGTTTGAAGAACTCTATGTCAAATACGAAAAGCGCAAGGACCTTCGCAAGAAGACCATGAGCGCAGAAGAAGTATTCAAGGGCGGCATCTTGAAAGAGCGCACAGACACAGGACGTATCTATCTTGTGTTCATTGACAATGTGATGAAACAGGGGCCATTTGATCCTGAATATCACACCATCTATCAGAGTAATCTTTGCTGTGAAATACTTTTACCTACTAAGTCCTTTAAACGTCTGGATGACGATACTGGTCGTATCGCACTTTGTACCCTGGGCTCAATCAATTGGGGTGCGTTCCGCAACCCAGAAGATATGCGTCGGGCTTGTCGTATACTGCATCGTAGCCTCAACAACATTCTTGACTATCAGGACTTTCTTTCCATCCAGTCTAAACTATCCAACGACGAAATCAGACCACTTGGAATTGGCATCACCAACCTGGCCTACTGGCACGCCAAACGAAGCCTCAGGTACGGTGAGAAGGATGCTCTAGCCGAAGTCAAAACCTGGATGGAACACCTGGCATTTTACTTGACTGAAGCGTCAGTTGAGCTAGCCCAAGAGCGTGGCCGATGCCTGGGCAGTGATCACACACGTTATGGCCAAGGTACGTTTCCGTGGGAACTACGTGCTCGAGGTGTAAATGAACTAGCAGACTTTGCTCCAGAACTAGACTGGGAAACCTTGCGCACACAAATGAAAACGCATGGTGTACGCAATGCCACACAAATGGCAGTGGCTCCTGTGGAATCCAGTAGTGTTGTGATCAACTCAACCAACGGTATTGAAATGCCCATGAGCTTGATCAGTGTGAAGGAATCCAAAGCTGGCAGCTTGACACAGGTGGTGCCAGAATATCACAAACTCAAGAACAAATACCAGCTGATGTGGGAACAACAAGACTGTGATGGCTACCTGAAGACAGCGGCTGTTATTGCTGCCTACGTGGACCAAAGCATTAGCACCAACACATTTTACAATCCTGCACACTTTGCAGATCGTAAGGTACCAACAACCTTGATTGCTCGAAACTTGATGCAGTCACACTACTGGGGTCTGAAAACTTTTTACTACAGCCTGATCAACAAAACAGGCAGCAAGAATGTCACAGAAGATGCTCCGCTGGAGGTGATTGATTTTGACGAGCAAGAAGATTGCGAAAGTTGTAAATTATAATGCTAGAAACCATTTGTGATGTGATGTTGGATGCGTACAAGCGCAATTGGATTACCAGCAGAGATGGTAATGTGAGTATTCGTCATCACGACCGTGATCACTTTTATATCACTCCAAGTGGTGTACGCAAACAAACTCTGCAGCCGGACCAGTTTAAGAAAATAGGAATTTTACATCAACCTATCAACAGATGGGATTATGTGCAAATGCCCTACACTGACATCAGTGCTCAACTCAGACCCAGCGGCGAATTGCCCCTGCATTTTGGACTACAGAAAATGATGGGCCAGCACCACACGGAAGTAAGAGTAGTAGTTCATCTACATCCAACTTACTGTATTGCAGCCATGCATGCTGGCATTGATTTGAGCACAGTGAGTGCAGAGTTTCCAGAATTGAATCGCTACACTCGGGTGGCACCCAATGTGGGTGATGTGGCTCCTATCAGCCAAGAGCTTGCGGATCAGTGTCACAAGCAGTTACAATTGGACAATGAAGGCAACATTGCCTACGACATTGTGGGTATTAAAGGACACGGAGTTGTGGCCATCGACACAACACCGTGGCGTGCTTACGAGCACATAGAAAGATTAGAACATATTTGCAAGATAGTACTTGCATCAGGAAAATATTAAATGAGTTTTTTAGTAGCAAACTTGCCACCAGTGAAATGTTTTGTTCGTAGGGAATTTCTCTATGACTTTGAAAAAGGACACGGAGAACTTGAACCTTGTTGGTGGATAACAATCAAGTCTCAACGTAGCCAAGCGTTTCGTATTGAATCATATTTGAATCAGTATGGTGCGTTATATGATAAACTTCCATTACACGCATATTGTTGGAAACCCATAGAAGGTAAACCATATCCTTTAGATTTTTTACAATTATGGAACAGCATGTCTTATGACATTACCGTGATTAGAAAAGCAATGATAGCAAATATGAGATGTAAAATCAAAATGAAAGATGGATCTTGGTTGGAAGGAGAATATCTTTTTACTGTGGATTCTGCACATCCAGATTTTAATACAATAGATTGCGGTCATAGTGAAGATGTTGAAGATCACAAAAGTTTTAACTTTATCAAATGTGACAATGGACAATTTGCCGCACAACCTAATAATCGTGTTGTTATTTTGGAACCAGCAAGTAATCCCAAAGAAATGAAGATCCCGGATTTTAATGTTGCTACCACTAGATGGAATGTTGAAATGGATCCAAAATGGGACTATGGATTGCCAGAAAACAAATGGCGAATGAACGAATAAAAACAAATAACAAGAAAATATTAAAATGTCAAAACAACAATACAATTTAACAACAAAGACAGACTATCTCAATCGCAAGATGTTTCTGGATCCAGCGGGTCCTGTGACCATTCAACGCTTTGAAGAAGTCAAATACAAAAAGATTGCAGACTACGAAGCTACTGCACGTGGATTCTTTTGGCAACCCGAAGAAGTCAGTCTAACCAAAGACAGCAACGATTTCAAGGATGCCAGCGAAACAGTTCGACATATCTTTACCAGTAACCTGTTGCGCCAGACAGCATTAGACAGCCTGCAAGGTCGCGGTCCCAGTCAGATCTTCATGCCTGTAGTATCATTGCCAGAACTAGAAGCCTTGATCTACAACTGGACATTCTTTGAAACCAACATTCACTCAAAGAGCTACAGCCACATTATTCGCAACATCTACAATGTGCCCAAGGATGTGTTCAACACCATTCACGACACACAACAGATCATTGACATGGCGTCCAGCGTGGGCCGGTACTATGATGACCTGCACAGAATCAACTGTGCCAAAGAACTGGGTCAGTCCGTGGAAGAAACAGAACATGTGAGAGCAATCTACATGGCCTTGCATGCCAGCTATGCCCTGGAAGCATTCCGATTCATGGTTAGTTTTGCTACTAGTTTGGCCATGGTAGAGAACAAGATCTTCATGGGCAATGGCAACATCATCAGCCTGATACTACAAGACGAGATTCTGCACAAGGAGTGGACAGGTTATATGATCAACCAAGTGGTCAAAGAAGATCCACGTTTTGCTGCTGCCAAGATCGAGTGCGAAGCCGAAGTATATTCGCTGTACCTGGATGTGATACGTGAAGAAAAAAGCTGGGCAGATTACCTGTTCAACAAGGGACCTGTGATTGGACTCAATGCCAACATTCTCAAAGACTTTGTGGACTATACAGCCGTGGCTGCACTCAAAGAAATTGGTATCAAGTATCAGGAACCTGCACCTCGATCGACACCTATTCCCTGGTTCAACAAGCATGTGAACACATCAAACAAACAAACTGCACTACAAGAGTCTGAATCAACTAACTATGTTATTGGAGTCATGAGCGATCAACTGGACTACAATCTACTACCGGAACTATAAAAATGAATGATGATATTAGACAATCTATTGCAGCAACAGCACCACGAGTGGATGATGCTTGGTTTGAGCAAGGCAGCTTTAAAACTTTCAAACACCCCACACCCATCAGTTACAAAACTGCCACAGACAACGGAACTGTGGACACACTAGAAGGGCCTGTCAAGTACACTGTGGGTCACAAGATCATCACTGGACCCAAGGGAGAAAAGTATCCGGTGACCCCTATCAAGTTTGCAGCTTTTTATGATGATAATGGCGACGGTACAGCCACTCCCAAAAAGATCATGAAGACAGCCAAGTTGGCAGACCACGACGGTGTGTTACACACTTCCTGGGGCGATCTAAACTACACCACAGGCAATGACTATATTGTTCAACACGGTGCCGGTGATTACGGTGCTGTAAAGAAAGATATCTTTGCCAAAACATACGACACATCAACTCTACAAGGAAAATAAATGAAAGCAATAGTATGGTCAAAAGATTCCTGCTCTTTCTGCACTCAAGCAAAAGCACTACTGGAAAGCAAGGGCATTGAATATGAAGAACGCAACGTGAGCCAGAACTGGACACGTGAACAACTACTAGAAGCAGTACCAATGGCTCGAACATTACCGCAAATTTTCTTGGATCAAGAATTTGTGGGCGGATTTACAGAACTCAGAAAGAAATTAGCAGAATGAAAAATCTAGTAGGCAGCACAATAACTTTTAAATTGAACTCTGGTGAAGAACTCATTGCCAAACTAACACAAGCTGATGGTGACTGGCTTGAAATCAGTTCACCAGTTAGTGTGGCGCCAGGACCACAAGGTCTGGGACTAGTACCCAGCATGTTTACTGCGGATGCTGACCAAAAAGTCATGCTAAATATTGATAACGTTGTGATCTATGCGCTAACGGACGATGCAGTCAAGATGAAGTATATTGAAGCACTCACAGGCATCCGGGTGCCAGAGAAGAAATTGATACTAGGATAACATGCCAGCAATACAAAGGGTAGGCGATGCAAACACTGCCGGGGGCATTGCCCAGATTGGTGTTGCATCTGTGCGGGTCAACGGGCGCAATGTGATTGTGGTCGGTAATCCTGTGACCCCACATCCCTGCTGCGGCCGCCGAGGCTGTGCAATTCACTGTAGTGCAACCACCACCAATGGATCCAGCACAGTGCGAGCCGGGGGCATAGCCATTGTGTACACTGGTAGTTCGGACACATGTGGCCACCCCCGTGCAGGTGGCAGTCCTGACATTAAAATAGCTGCATAATGCCCAGTATTACCACGCCATTGCAGTTGACAGCTGCCGCGGCCCTGTTGCAAAATCAAGGGCTAAAACCGTTTCCGCCCGGTCTGGCCACTGCCATACAGACATTCAATGCCACTACTCTAATCAGCAACCTGGCGGCAGCAGTGAGCTTCTACAAGTCACAGACATTTGCCACAGCCGCCACGCTAAACAGCCTGCTGAGTATGGGCAACACGGTATGTCCTGCTCTGGGCAACAGTATACCAGCCAGTCCCTTGGGAACCTACACGTATCTAAACACGGAATATCTTGTGAACTATCTGGGCACTGTGGATGGATCAACTCTGGATCCGTCGGGATTTTCAAACCTGATTGAACAGACCTGTGCAGCATACCTGGGCAACGGAGATCTGGGCCGGTTCTCGCAAGGCTTTATGGCAGTACAAAGCTACATTGCTTCCACCAACAACTATATCAATTCGTCGGTAAACGTCAATCAGTATCTGGGTCCTACGTTTACCAACATGGACAACCTGGTCACAGGCAGTATCACCAGTGTCAGCACAGATCTTGAGCCATTTGGTGTGGACCTGTACAAACAAGGTGAGTTATGGAACACAGCCAAACTAGATCTATACGGAACACCAGCCGGGCTGCTGCAACAAATATCTGCTCGGGCAGGAATACAAAGACAAACAGTTCCGGCCTTGCAAAATGTCATGCTGGCCATGGGCATGACTGCCACAGACATTGAAAACCTAATCACCGACAATCGAATAGGCGTGTTCAATCCCACAGGCATTAGCAACAATGAGTTTGATCGAGCACAGCGCCTGGCATACAATGCATTCACCATGATTTCTGGTGATGCACTGGTGCAGATTTTGGACATCCTGGACGTAACCACTCCCAACATTACTGGCCTTGAACAATTGTTGGATCCTGTAAAAACATTTCCACTCAGCTACCCATCACTTCAGGCACCTGGTGCTGTTGGTCCAGTGCCAATCTTTAACACCAATGGATCAGTGAATTCTAGTATTGCTCCTATTGTCAACAGCTATCTGCCCGCAGCCACCGGCTGTGACGAATTGAGCAAAATTATTCCGCCAGCAGACGCCGTGGCCAACAAGGCAATTCAGGTGGCTCTTCAACAGATCAACAACATACCAAATGTTCCCTTGCCTGATCTTGCTCAGGCTGTGCTGGGTGCTGTAAACAATCCCTGGCAGGTGACTAATGCATACCTGCCCAATGATCTAGTCAGCACCGGTGCTCCTGTTCCAGCCTACTATAGAGCCACACAAGAAGTACCCGCTGGCACAGACATCAACAACACTGCTTACTGGACGCCTACCACACTGGGCGGACTAAGCACCATGTCAGGACTGCCCCTGATTCAGGCACAAACAACTCCTGTGGATACCAGTGTAACCAATTACTTTGCCAACTCTGTGGCCACTGGCACAGGCCCTGATGGCACCATTACCACTTATGATGTGCTGGGTCTGGCTCTGGATGCAGACGATTTTGCCGCCAGACTCATTGATGCAGCTGACACAATTGACGGACTCGGCACTGGCCTAGATGATCTATCTCAAATCTACGTCGACATGTTGAGTGCGGCAAACGATGCTGCCATGATAACACTGATTGCCAATGCCAATGCAGAAATAGCCAGTATTGGTTCGGTGCATCCTGCTGAGGTGGCAGCCATGAACACTGACTGGGTGTACATAGCCAACCTAATGAATCTATCTGCTCGCTACACCACCGAAGCTGGCATAGATTATTTCAATCTGCAGACCGGCGACAAGAACAGTGTGTATAGTTTTGTTCAGAACCTGCCACGGTATGGATTGTTAACTGCCAACGGTGATGCCGCTGAGTTCCTGATCAATCTTGCTGACACTGCCATTCTAGGTGGCCAGGCTATGGTAGGCGCCATGCGTGAAGGCCAAAATCAAACAAGACTAGAGGCCAATGGCATCTACAATGCCAATCAGGTGCCCAGCAACGCAGAAGTTGAGCCAATTCCGGTGGTTTTACCTGTGAATTAACGGCCAGCGACACTGGCACCTATAAATACTATTCCAATAACAGTTGACATTCGTGTTCCAGCCTGTTATTATAAACTACTTCAAACAAGGAGAAATCAATGAAGAAATATGCTTTAGTAATGGCCCTAGCATTGGCCGCATCCCTGGCGCAAGCCGACGTTGCTGTGTACGGTAAAGTA